TACAAGATAACTGGTAAGCAACGTCGTAAAGTGTTCGCTATGGTACGGGATATATTCAACCACTACGGACAGCCAATGGATTACTTAAGATATATGTTTCAAAAACAATTAGAGTTTCTTAAAGGCTATGAGCCTATTTCATTAAGTGATTGTAGTAGGAGACAAGCAAGCGAATTAATCGAGTTAATACTTGATTTTATATTCACTCACAACGTACCGATGAACAAGGCTACTAGCGACCTTATGAGCAACGATAAGTATTTCCTATATAAATCTACCATAAATAGAACTTGTGTCATATGTGGCGCTCCAAATAGCGATTTAGCACATTATCAAGCAGTAGGTAGAGGACGAAACAGAAACAAGATTAATCATTATGGAAACAAAGTGTTAGCACTATGTAGAAAACATCACAACCAACAGCATGACATGGGAATGAGTAGTTTTAATAAACTACACCATTTAGAAAATGCTTGGGTGGACGTAGATGACAAATTAAATAGCATGTTACGAGGTGAGAAACAGTGATAGCAAGACCTCTTAATTATAAAGACAGAATCGGCATTGCATATAGGATTATGCAAATTAGAACGCAAAGAAATTTTGATCAAACCGAGTTCGCAGAAATTATGGGAGTTACAAGAGTAACAGTTAATCGATGGGAAAACAGAGTTTTGATACCACACATGAAGAAAATCAAATTAATGGCATTCATATTCAAGTTAAAACCTGAATGGATTTTGTACGGAGAAGGTGAAAAACATGGCAACATTTAGAGTTTATAAAGAGAGTGGGAACTTTGTTACGGTTCATAAGAATTTTATACATGATCCTAATATAAGCTGGAAAGCTAAAGGGATATTACTTTATTTACTAAGCCGACCAGATGACTGGCAAGTATATGAGAAAGAATTAGAAAAACATAGTCTTGATGGTAGAGATAGTTTGAAGAATGGGATTAAAGAATTAGAAACAACTGGTTATATTGTAAGAACACGTAAACGTGATGATAAAGGGCGCTTAAGAGAATATGAATACTCTGTTTATGAACAACCTAACCAGAACGGATTATCCAACGTAGGTTTACCCAACGTAGGAAAAACCAACACAGGATTATCCAACGTAGGAAAACCCGTCCCTACTAATAATGACTTTACCAATAATGATTTAACTAATAATAACAATACTAATAATGATGGTAATACTATGTCGAGTTCCTCGACTATGTATCCTTATGAATCGATTATAGAACATCTTAATCAATCAACAGGTAAGCATTATAAAGCTACAACTAGGAAGACTAAAGACTTAATCAGAGCTAGATTTAAAGATGGTTTTGACGAACAGGCATTCCAAACTGTAATTAACAATAAAGTTAGTGAATGGAAAGGTACTGAGATGGAAAAGTTTTTACGACCAGAAACATTATTCGGTACTAAATTTGAAGGCTATCTTAATCAAGAAATAAAAACTACGGGACAAGACCAACTAGAACGTATGAAACATGACCCTAGTTATTGGGATTAGGAGTGATTAAATGAAACGTATGTTAAGCCCTAGAATAACGGAAACACTTAAACAATACGAAGCAAACAATGTAGAGAAAGGACTGTATTGTGAAAAGTGTGGTAACAAATATGATTTGCACACATTTAGTAGTGGCTATGAATATCGTGATGGTTGTGAGTGTAGCATGATTGCAGCAGGCAAAGAAGCAGAGAAAAAACGTAAGCAGAAAGCAATCAATAATATATTTAATCAATCTAATGTTAACTACTCATTACAAGAAGTCACAGTGAACAACTATCAACCACAAAACCAATCACAAACTGACGCTAAACAAACAGCTATAGAGTACGTTAAAACATTTTCTGTAGATAAACCTAAGTCATTAATCATGCAAGGATCATATGGCACTGGCAAATCGCACTTAGCCTATGCTATAGCGAAAGCAGTTAAAGCACAAGGCTATTCCGTAGCATTTATGCATATACCGATGTTAATGGATCGTATCAAAGCTACTTACAACAAAAATGCAGTTGAAACTACAGACGAGTTAGTCAAATTACTTAGCAGTATAGACTTGCTTGTACTAGACGATATAGGTGTTGAAAACACAGAACATACATTAAACAAACTATTTAGCATAGTTGATAACAGAGTAGGTAAGAATAACATTTTCACTACCAATTTTAGTGATAAAGAGTTAAATCAAAACATGAATTGGCAACGAATCAATTCACGTATGAAACATAATTCACGCCAAGTAAGAGTGCTTGGTGATGACTACAGGGAGAGAGACGCATGGTAACTAAACAATTTATTAAACAAAACCTTAAGTGTTCAGATATATACGCACAGAAACTAATTAACTACGCACAGGGAGACGAGAAAGTATTGTATGACCTATTTATCCAAAAGTTAAATGAAAGACGTACACGTCAAGCTATTTGCGAGGTGGGATAGATGGGATTAAGTCAGAGATACACATTAAAAGATAAAAATTCGAAAGTTGTAGCGACAGTGATTCCACTAGATAGAAACAGAAATAGTGTAGCTGGATTGAAAAAGTCTTTAGGACTTGATGAAAACATTGTTACTGATGAAAGGTTAGACGAAATCAAACGCATATATAACCTAAATGACAAAGAGCAAACGAGCATATTTGATTATCTATAGGGATGTGGGCAGATTGAGTAAATACAACGCCAGGAAAGTTGAATATAAAGGGATTGTATTCGATAGCAAAGTTGAGTGTGACTACTACAAATATTTAGAGAGCCAACTCAATACAGGTAAGTTTGATTACATTGAGCTACAACCTAAATATGAATTGATACCTAAGACGAAAAAACAACGCAAAGCAGAGTATGTAGCAGACTTTGCATTGTGGCTAGATAATAAATTAATTCGAGTAATAGATGTCAAAGGCATGGCTACAGAGACAGCTAAATTGAAAGCTAAGTTGTTTAGATACTTATACCCAGACGTTGAACTTGTATGGATATGTAAAGCGCCAGTATATACAGGTAAGCAATGGATAACATACGAGGAATTACAAAAGGTCAGAAGAAATCGCAAGAAAGCGAAGTGATCTAAGTGAATGAAGAAACAATCACGTTAAAAATTAAAGTTGAAATTGAACAAGAGGTAACTGTACCAGTGACAGCTAACTATGATTTAGAAAGTATTAAGGAACGCGAAGCAGATAAAGCATATGACAAGTATGTAAACAACCCAGAAAGACTAGGGTTTGAAGATATTAAATTCAAGGACGTATCAGACGTACAAGTTAAAGATTATTAGGAGGACGAGAAGGATGGTTAAAGTCGGAATAGATAAATACGTTTATACCCAAAATGGTAGTTACCAATTAACTGATGAAGATGTTCAAGTGATGAAAGATGAAGGTACACCATTACATGTAGTACAAAACAGAGTAGATACTGGCTGGGATATTAAAGATGCTATCAGATTAAATAAAAGATATGTAATTAAGGGCGGAGAATTCAAAGCCCGTATAAGCGCAAACGGTAAGGTTGCATTCTTAAGTGAAGATGGTATAAAGCAAATGTTTGAACAGGGATTAACATTTAGGGATTTAGATCGCAGATTAAGAAAGGGAACTAACTTACTAAAAGATGTGGGTGAACTATATGATACTGCATTGATTAGACTTGCTCGTGAAGACAGAGAACGTGAAGAACGCAGAATAGCAAGAATAGAAGCTAAACAACGTAAGGAACAGGAACGACTGCAGATGATTGAGGATGCGAAGTGTAGAAGTAAATGGTTCGAACATTTAGCAGAGAATGATATTTTCCCGAAGGTGGTTAGGTAGATGAAGATTAGGGATTTAGACTTAGATCAATACGTAATTGTGTATGACATGGGTAAGAGTGAACACAGTGAAGGTATGACGGTTGTAGGGCGTGTGGATGAATTAGAGTTCAGAGAAGATGATGACAATATGGCAATTATAAATTCAATGGGTAACTTATACGAAATCACAGACAACAACTACTTCGATTTGTGGAGTAACTATATAGAGAATAAGACGGAACATATTGGCAAATCCAACGACTTACAAAAACGTAAGCGTAGAAACATTAAACTGATAGATTCTGAAACTGTCGAATTTGAAAATGGTAGACAAATGAAAGTAATAATAAATAATGGAAAAACGAAACCAACTTCGGTGTATTGGGTTGGCGATAAAACTATCGGTTTTGACAACGGTTCGCGTGTAACCATTCCAGAGAATTATGAAACGGAAGATTCGCATGACACAGTCAACCACCCATCACATTATAACTATGGTGATATAGAAACAATTGATTTCATAGAGCAGGTAACACAACACTACAATCCAAACGTGGCTTATCACATTGGTAATGCGATTAAATACTTAGCACGTAGTCCTCATAAAAATGGTAAAGAAGATGTGGCAAAAGCTAAATGGTACATCGAACGTGCATTTGAGAATTGGGATGTGAAGTAGATGAACTTCATAGACATATGTAGTGGCATTGGTGGATTTAGATCTGCGTTGGAAATTAATGGTCATAACTGCTTAGCATTTGCGGAGATAGATAAATATGCTAAGCAAAGTTATAGAGCAATATACGATACGGATGGAGAGGAAGAATTAGATGACATTACAACAATCACAGATGAACATTTTCGATTATACAGAGGACAATGCGACATCATCACTGGCGGCTTTCCTTGCCAAGCCTTTAGTATCGCAGGGAATCGCAGAGGGTTTGACGATACAAGAGGAACAATCTTCTTTCACATTGCAAGGGCGATTAAAGAAATCCAACCATCTTATGTTTTATTGGAAAACGTCAAAGGCTTATTCTCACACGACAAAGGGCGAACTTTCGGAACAATCATTCAAGCGTTGGATGAACTGGGGTATGTCACAGAATGGGGTTTGTTTAACTCTAAATACTGGGGAGTTCCACAGAACAGAGAACGCGTATATATCCTAGTAACTCGTAAAGATGTGTACGACCAACCAAAGTTATTCGATTTATTAAAGCAACAAACAGAAGTTACAACACGATTAGTCGAAGTTCTAGAAGATGAAGTTGATGAAAAGTATTACTTGTCAGAAGAAAAGACTAAGAAGTTAACTTTGAACGAGGATTTAAGTGGTCGATTAAACCATTATGATTATAGAGATGTAGACAGTATTCATAGTACGGAAAAAGTTAGTCCTACATTAAACACGATGCAGGGTGGAGATAGACAACCGAAAGTTGCAGTGCTTGGTAATACATCGTCTACTGGTCACAGAAGTCAAGATATACACGATACTGATGGTATAAGTCCTACTATTGCAGCAAGAGATTATAAAGGTGCAAAGCAGATTGCAGTACCAATATTAACACCAGATCGTTTAAATAAACGACAAAACGGACGTAGATTTAAAGAAGATGGAGAACCGATGTTCACATTAACATCACAAGATAGACATGGTATTGCAGATGGTATTCGCATCAGAAAGTTAACACCACTTGAATGTTGGAGATTACAAGGGTTTACAGATGAACAGTTTTATAAAGCTAAGAATAGTGGTGTGAGTAACTCACAACTATATAAGCAAGCTGGAAACAGTGTAACAGTTAATGTTGTAGATGCGATTGTGAAATGTCTATGATCCTATCCAACACAATAGATATACGCTACAAATACAACACTGGTGGGATGAACACAGTGGAAATGGCACAGTTGCTAAAGCATTACCGCCTTAAGGGATTCTTGAAATCCGTGAATAAACGTAGCTTTATCGTAGCAGTATTACCTGAGGATAAAGCACATAACAAGAAAGTAATGGAGGAGATTAGGAATGAAGATTAAATCGTATTTTGTTCAATTACCATATAACACAGAAGAATATGAAGTGGGAAAAAGACCAGTAGGTCATGATGTAAAAGTAGATAAAGATGTAACTGTTACTAATATTTCATATCAATATAATCCTATTTCGCATATAGCAGATGGTGTCATTATCAAGCTATCAAATGGTGAACATATTGAATTCAACAATTATGTACCTTCTCGAATAATACTTATTAAGGATGATGACAATGAAAATCAAAACTAAGAAACAA